TCTATTAGTAAGATCGAAGGTCATCCTCATTTTATTAGAGATAATGATAATAATGCAATTATCAATACAGATAATGAAAATTATCTTAATTATCTAAAAAGTTCTAAACTAAAAAAACAAGAAATCAATAGAATTGAGACGATAGAGCAAGATCTGAGCAATATTAAAGAAGAAATGAATCAAATTAAAGATTTATTAATTAAGTTATTAGAGAAGTAAAATGGCACAACCTTCCTCCAGAAAAGAATTAAGTGATTACTGCCTCCGCAAATTAGGTGCTCCAGTAATAGACATAGCTATTGCCGATGAGCAAATAGATGACCTAATTGATGATGCTCTTCAATTATTTTATGAGCGACATTTCGATGGTGTAATCCAAACTTATCTAAAATATCAGATAACTCAAGAAGATATTGATAGAGCCAAAGGAAAAGTTGGAATTGCAACAACTTCTATTGACAATTATAACTTTGTAGAAACTGCAAATTATATTAAGATTCCTCCTCATATTATAGGGATTACTAAAATATTCAATTTTGCAGCAGGAGCTAATTTATCTAGTGGCCTTTTTAATATCAAATATCAACTATTTTTAAATGATCTCTATTATTGGGGCTCTTTAGAATTATTGTCTTATACCATGGTTCAAAGGTATCTAGAAGATATTAATTGGATCTTAACTCCCGAGAAGGCAGTAAGATTTAATAAGAGAGGGGATAGACTTTATCTAGATTTAAATTGGGCCGATCTTGTTCCTGGAAATTATATCGTTATAGATTGTTACCGAGCAATGGATCCAACTGAATCTACTAAAGTGTGGAATGATTCCTTTATAAAACGATATGCAACTGCTCTAATTAAAAGACAATGGGGACAGAATCTAATTAAATATCAGGGAATGAAACTTCCGGGCGGTGTGGAGTTCAATGGTAGACAGATATATGATGATGCTCAAAAAGAAATTGATATTATTATGGATAGAATGGCAACAGATTATGAAATGCCTCCATTTGGTCTTATTGGATAAAAATGTTAAATCCATTTTTCAATAATAGCTCAAGAAACGAGCAAGATTTATTTCAAAGGTTAATTAATGAATCTATACAAATTTATGGCATAGACATATATTATCTTCCTAGATTTTATATCACTAAAAAGAAGATAATTAGAGAAGTTATTGAATCAGAATTTACAAATGCTTATCCAATTGAAGCATATGTTGAAACTTATGATGGTTACGAGGGTGCTGGACAACTTCTAACCAAATTTGGCATTCAGTCCATGACCGAAGCTACTCTTACCATATCCAGAGAACGCTTTGAGAATTACATTGCACCCTTAACAAAAAATTTACCAAATATAGAACTTTCTACAAGACCTAAAGAAGGGGATTTAATTTATTTTCCTCTTGGGGATAGAATTTTTGAAATAAAATTTGTTGAGCACGAAGATCCTTTCTATCAATTAGGTAAGACCTATACTTATAAACTGAATTGTGAATTGTTCCGTTATCAAAATGAAATCATTGATACGGGAGTTAGTCCTGTTGACGATAATATTGCCAATGATGGTTTCGTTCAGACATATATTATGGTTGGTTCGGGTTCAGCAGCAACAGCATCTGCATCTGTAGTAAATGGCGGCGTTCATTCAGTTCTTATATTGAATAGGGGTTATGGATATACTTCTGATCCAAATGTTTCGTTTGGGGGGGCTCCATCTGGTGGACAAACTGCCACAGGTGTAGCAGAAATGATAGGGGGAATTATAGATCTTTGCGGTCCAGAACCCGATAAGTTTAGAGTTCAAAATGTGAATATTACCAATTCCGGGTTTGGCTATACCACACCACCATCGGTCACTTTTAGCGGCGGAGGGGGCTCTGAGGCCGATGCCAGGGCTCTTATCGGCAATGGTGTTGTAGGCTCCGTTAATATAATTAATGGCGGTAGTGGCTATGTTGGAGTAGTAACCGTTAGTTTTGTTGGTATAGCATCTGAACTCGCTCAAGGTGAAGCCGTAATTGAAAATGGTTCTATTACTGGAGTGAGAATGACAAACAGTGGTTATGGTTATACTCAACCTCCAACGATAGTATTTTCCGATCCAGTTTTTGTCGGAGTGGGAACTTATCAATTTAATGAAATCGTTATTGGCTCTGCGACTAGCTTTACTGCTAGAGTTCGAGCCTGGGATTCTGCTACGAATACCTTAAATCTATCAAATCCGACTGGCATATTTGATAAAGGTGAAATTATTACAGGGCAAACAAGTGGAGCGATGTATAAAGTAGAAATTCCAAGCTATGGGGATAATATTGTTGATCCATATGCCGATAATATCGACATTCAAGAGGAAGCAGATGAATTCTCTTCCTTTTCAATTAAAAATCCCTTTGGAATATAAATGTTAAATAGATATATCACATAGAATAATAATGTTTGAGTATTTTTATAACGAAGCTATTCGTAAAACAGTTATAGTTTTTGGAAGTCTTTTCAATAATATTGAAATCAGACAAACCAATAACGATAATGAAATTTTCTTCAGTGGTAAGGTGCCAATCGCCTATGGACCAACGCAGAAATTCTTAGCTCGTTTGCGTGAAGTTCCTGATCTCAATAAGCCGGTTCAAATAACTCTCCCGAGGATGTCTTATGAGATAATCAGCATATCTTATGATTCACAAAGAAAAGTTGCAACAACAAAAGCTTTCTGTGCTAAAGATGTTAATAATAATGTCTTGAGAAAAGTTTATATGCCGGCACCCTATAACTTAGGGTTTGAACTGAGCATAATGACTAAACATAATGATGATATGTTTCAAATTATAGAACAAATTTTACCATATTTTCAACCCAATCTAAAAGTAACTGCAACACTATTAGATTCCATTTCAGAAAAAAGAGATTTAGACATAGTTTTAGACGGTATTTCGATGTCAGATACTTATGAAGGGGATTTTAAAGATAGGCGAACTCTTATCTATACATTAAAATTTACAGTAAAAACTTATTTGTTTGGACCAGTTTCTTCAGATTCTATGGACTCACAAATTATCAAAAAGGTCAATATTGGCTTAGTTTCCGGTAGTTTAAGTGAAACTCCCGATAGAAATTCTACCATTGAAAGTGATGTTAGAGCCATTAGAAATTATACCGGAGTTGTTGAGACTCTTTTAACAAAAGAAATTGCAAAAGATGATATTGAAATTGAAGTCGTAAATTCCTCTAATATCGCCATAAATTCATACATAGATATAAACGGCGAAGAAATGTTAGTTATATCTAAAACTAACAATAAATTAAGAGTAGAAAGAGGACAAGATAATACCGAAATTAAACTTCATATTTCTGGTTCCGAAGTAAAGAGAATTACAATAGCAGATAATGAATTAATTAATTACGGTGACGATTTTGGTTTCTCATATAATATAGTTTAAGGAGTGAATTATGGGACGCCCTAAAAAATTTAGCAAATTAAATGAAACTTTCAATTTAGCTGAACCGCCTCCTTTGGAGGTAGAGGTTGTCGAACCTAAAGATGTTAATATTAATAAATTCAACCAAGATGTTGATAAAGATTATGAATACTCTAGAAGTAATTACTATACAATTATTGAAAAGGGACAAGAAGCTATTATAAATGCCTTAGATCTAGCTCAAGAACTTGATACAGCTAGAGGATATGAAGTTGTCGGCCATTTAATCAAAAGCGTATCAGATGCCACAGATAAGCTTCTTGATCTTCAGAAAAAGATGAAGGAAATGGGCGAGGAGAAGTTTCAAAAAGGTCCATCTACTGTTACTAATAACGTTGTTTTTACTGGAACTACCGCTGAGGCTCTTAAACTCATTAAAAAACAGTTAAAAGATGAATCATGATAAATAAAAATAAAGCTATCAAAGAACTTGAAAATAGTCTATTGGTAGCAAGTGATATTTCTTATAATTCAATTGATAAGATTATGAGAAAAATCATGAAGAAATATAGCCTTACTGCTAAAGAACTTCATTTTGGTTTTAAAAACAAGCACAAGAAAACCCCGGACGAGTGGAATAAAATGAAAAGAGATCTTCAAGAAGACAATAAAAAAGCCAAAGATGAAGAAGGCTATATGGCTAAGGTTGAGTTAGAAATTATTGATAATTCTGTTGATAAATTAAAAAAAGCAATCAAAAAAAGTGATCAACAGCTTCCCGCCTGGATTCAGTCTAAAATTACTAGAGCGGCAGATTATATTGATTCTGCCTCAGAATATTTAACTAGCTCGGAAACAGTTGAAGAAGACATTGTTTCTAAGGTTCTTAAATCATTATTTGAGGATAGTGATTGTGAATGTGATAAAGAAATTAAACCAGTGAAGTCTGTAAAAGCCATCGCAAAAAAACATGGAGTCTCAACATCAGAAATTGAAGATCAACTTAAGATGGGGATTAAAGTTGAAAGTGAGCACACTAAAGAAGAGAATCTAGCCAAAGAAATTGCACTTCAACATCTCGATGAACGGCCAGATTATTATACGAAATTAAAAAAAGTAGAAACCGTTAAAACAGAATCCACTATTCTTAATAAGATTTTGGATGAAAATAAAAAATCTAAAAAGATGAAAGACGATCCTTGTTGGAAGGGATATGAGATGGTTGGCACAAAAAAG